CGGCTTTAGTAATATCTACTCCATGTTGTCTAAATTTTAATGCGGTATCTCGTACATATAAGCCGATACCAAAACTCATAACTAAATCATCATTATAGCCTGTTTGAGCTTCCGCTCTACCATATTTCCAAATAAACGTTTTCATTTCTTCTAATAAACGTTTTGATCTTATTGTAACTCCTTTATCACCTACATATTCTTGGAATTTACCAATAACCATAGGACGAGTTCTTGAAGACATAGTAAAACCCGCAGTCATATTTGAACTCCTACTATATGATTTTAAATAAGAACTTACATCAGGAGCATCTGCTTTAGGTGAGTAATATAGATTCTCATAGTTTTTATCTATTATAGTCTGGATAGTGCTCCACCCTATGTTAGCATTTTCTACTACCAACATAGCATTATTATATTCTGTAGCTATTGCTGTTAGTATATTACCAAAATCTTTAGTACCTACCTGTCCTCTATATTCACCTACTTGAACATTTGATTCAATATCAAAAATATGAAAAGCAGAATAATCTTTTCCATCTCCTCTAGCTACGTCAGCTGTAATCATATAAGATCTACTATAATCTGCAGGTTCCCAAATCCAGAGATTTTGATCAACTCCTCTTCTTTCAAGTGGATCTTTAATTGTAGTTTTTTCCATAAATTCTACATACTCAGGATAAAATACTACATCTCCTGATGTACTAAAATCGCAGTCACATTCTTGGGCTGCCATTCTTGGGTCACCTAATAATTCATCTTGTCTATCCCTCCAATCTTGATTTCTTTCAGGATGAACAAACCAAGGTAATTTAATAGGTAAAAAATCATTTTCCTTAGCTTCAGCCCTTGACCAAGTTTGGTGGAACCAATTACCCGTACCGTAAGGAGTAGATAATGCTATGCACCCACCACCCGTAGCAAGGGTTTGTTGTGCTGATGCCCATATTTCTCCAATATTTTCAATAAACGCTGCCTCATCAATCAATAGAAGAGAAACTGCTTCTGATCTACCCGCATCACTTGATGCTGATGTAGCTTTAATTTGGGATCCGTTTGTTAATCGAAGTGTTAATTTGTTATTTTCTTCGTAATCTACTTTAAGCCATGAAGGTAAATTTTCATACATAAATTTAACCTTTGTAACCATATTTTTAGCAGTTTCCTGTTTTGTTGCTATACAAAGAATGTTTTTATCCTTATGAAAAGTCATCATCCATAACGAGTATCCTGCAGATAATGTAGAAATTCCTAATTGACGAGATTTAAGAATAATTGAATAAGGATTTTCTTGAACTAATTTTAAAACTTTTTCTTGGAAAGGATATAAATGAAAATTAATTCTGCCTCTTTGTGGATGCTGAATCATACAGTACTTTTTCATAAAGTGAATAGGATCCTTAGCACATTTTATATATTCCTGTCTAATTATTTGTTTTAAATCACTCATTGGGGCAATGTATAATCTACAACATGTAGTAATAGAAGTATTCCTACTGCCCCCGTCCAGGGTTTTTTATACCATTTATCTACTTGATTTAAATGATCCAAATGTAAATCTATCTGGTTGTTTAATAGTTCTATCTCTTGGTCTCTATATAAAAGAAGATTTCTATTATGGTCGTTTAATTCTAGATGAAATTCTATTTGTTTTTCTAATTGTTTAATTAAAACGGTTTTAATAGAATCTTGTGTTTCTAGAGTATCTAAAGCTAAGAAAAACTCTTCTAACTCTGTAGTTGGGATTGGGATAGTATCATTTTCCGAATACCAATCTATTACTACATCACCATCCATTTCAGTAATAACGTGATTTTTAGTAGGTTCAGTAAATTGGGCATAAAAAATACTAGATAAAAATAAAAATAAAATTAATAATAAATTTTTCATTTTTTTCCTCTATATTTCTTTTTGAAATCACTAGTGGTTTTTTTAGCAGTAGTAGTATTTTTAACTTTTGATTTAGTTTTAACTACTTTTTCATTTTGTTTTTTAATTGCCTTTTCAGTTTCTGCTTTTTGAGCTTCTACTTTTTTGCTTTTAGCTTTAACTTGCTTTATTTCTTTTTTATTGGTTTCAACCTTTTTTTTAATTTCTTTTGTTTTCCTAGAAGAATTAATAACTAATAATCCTCCTATAAAAGTTAAGGCACCCAAAATATATTTCCATAATTTCATGTTAATAAATATTAAAGTTCAACATTTTTTAATATTTGCTTAATACGTTCCTCAGTAGAGCCTGATAAAGTGTGGAGGTTTTTGATTTTATGTCTATGTTGAGTAATTAAGATACTAATTATATCATTAATAGTCTCTCTATATTTAACATCTGTTTCTCTTACACCATTATCTTCAATTTCAACACCTTCAGGAGATACATAAAAAATGTAGTCATATTCATTTAACATTGTTGAAGCAAAATTACAAAATTCCTGTGCATCCAGATAGTTCATAGATTTGGAAGCTTTAGCAAAGGCCATAACATCAATAATAGTACGATCCGTAATAATGTTTTCTTGCATTAATTCACTAGCTCTTTCAGCTAAAAATACTGCTTGACCTTTAGTAGTTGAATCCGTGTTTAATGGAATACCTAATCCCATCAAATATTTAGAACGTTCTGTTCTAAACTTATAATCTTTAAATTCAGATAGTTCAGACAACGCCTTTACAAGTGTTGTTTTGCCTACTGACATTGTTCCACATAATCCTATTTTCATTATCCTCCTTGTCTAGCTGATTCACGCATTGCAGGATTTTTATACCAAGGTAATCCTGTTCTGTCTCGTTTTTTTTCTTTCCATTCCTCTTCAGTGTGGAATATGCCATAAAGATAATATTCTCTTAGGCGTCTTGCACCCTCAGGTATAAGAGCTGGTCCATCCCAATTATGGAGTTTTCCATTCCATGTATGGAGGATAGTACCCTCAGGAGTCTTAATTCGTCTTGGTTTAGGCCATTCGTTTTCTTTTCCCATTATTTTAATTTATTAGTATTTTCTTTAGGCATTGTTAAACCCCCCATAATATATTCATGTGTATCCCCCATTTCATGGGGTTCTTGATTATTAGCAGGGTCATTTAAAAAATCATTTACTTCTTTTTGTAACAATAATATTTGTTCTGCTACTAAAGTTCCTTGTGCACCCGATACTGTAATTCCCCGAGCACTTAATGCATCACCTACAAAGTGTACATTAGGATATGTTGTTAAGCTTAAATCCTTATAATTTACAAGTGGTTCAGGTGAAAGATACTTAACTTCAGGAATATACATACCCCAATCATCTTCAAGTGTTGGAAATACTTTTTTCATATCTTCAATAAAATCTTCAATGTATTGAAAATATCCCTTAAATGCATCCTTTATCACTTGTAATTCTGATTTTCCAATGTAATGGGCTTTGACCCAGTCACCTTCGGATGTAAGTGTTTTATCTTTACCTGAGGGGCTGTAATAAAGACCTGCTTTATATTTAGCTTGGAAACGTCCTATAGCTCTTTTGCTACCATATCCTTCCCCACATACAATACTCATTCTATTTACCTTAGAAACTAATTCACGAGACCAATCAAATGGTTTTTCAATACCTTTAACTTCCATTAAGATACCAAAGTTAGTCATATCGTTTCTATGTTCTTCTCCTTTTTTAGCATGACCATTATAGCTATAATCACCATATGTTTCTTCAAGTGCTACATATGCTGCATTATTGTTAGTACAAAATGAACGAAGTGATACACCTTCATCTTCAAATTTGCGATATAATTTAAAATCATAACTTACATCAATAAGTTTTTGGAAGTGCTTTTGTGGTGCTTCAAAACGTACACCAATTTGAACTGGTTTTGGTTCAGTTGGTAATTCATATTGTTCTGCTAATTGCTTGCCAAAGTCAATTCCTGACTTGCCTACACCAAATATAAGTGTATCATAATTAAGTTCTCCACCTTCAAATTTAGCTACTTGAGTGTCAAATTTTATAGATGTAACTTTAGTATTCCATACAAAATTAACACCTTTATCGCAAAGGTAATCATACCAATTTTTACCAATTTCATGTAGATAATCAGTACCTACGTGCCAAACTGGGAATAAACGTAGTCCAAAATAGGGTTTAATAAAATCAGGCTCTGCTACAGGATTAGAACATTGTACTTCCTCTGGCTTGGGGTGAAAACGTTTAAAGTTATTGATTACTTGATCCATCAACTCCATTGCCTTTTCATCACCCGTATATTTAGTTAAGTGACCTCCGATTGAAGTATGGTATGTAAGTTTACCATCACTCCATCCCCCAGCACCCATAAAACCTGTCATTACTTCTTCAGGTTTACGATTATAAGGATCATTACCCATATCAATAATAGTAATACAACTACCGTCATACCCATTATCAACTAATTTTGTTGCAGCATTAACACCTGCTACACCAGCTCCAACTATTACTATTTTTTCCATTATTGTATTAAGATTATGTAAATATACGAACAAAAAGATGTGACCCCAAATTAATGAGGCC